GACCAGCCAGAACCGCTGCCGCTAGAAGGTTTGGGTCGTCCATCTTAATCCCACCACATACCTCAAGTATGCGATTAATTGTGGGGACGTCAAGTGCATCTTCTAGTGCATCTCTATCCGCTACCAACTCTGGTAGTTGTTTTTCAAGTGCTACTGCAACTGCGTCAATTAATACATTGAGTGTTTGTGCCTCTGTAGTTGACTCACCTGCGCCTTGCAGAACGATCATGAATTTCCTTAGCTCTTTGATGCTTAGGGGCTTCAACTTAACTGTTGAGCCATTCTGAAGCGTTACTTCTTCTACGCTATATACTGTTGTTGCCAATTTAATCCTCCTAGGATCTAGTCTTAATTATTATAACATATACAGATTATCAGCACAAATGAAAAAGCCCCCAAAAAGGGGGCTTTTCCTATTTAATTATTTAAGCTAGAACTCGGTCAATAATCTTACCGTATTCTGAGCCGCTATAGTTAGCGTCTGGAAGAAGACGGAATGTTACTGGGAAAGTTGTTGCTGCGTTACGTGCAAGTGAGAATTGTGACTGTTGTACTGACAAAACACGACGTGCATAATATACACGCTCTGTTGTTGCGTCTACTTCTCCTGCTGCTGTAGTTGCTAGTGTTGGTGCTTGACCAATTGCAAATAGTTGACGTTCTGTTGGGGCAATACCTAGTGATCCTGCCTCAAGTCCTAATGTAAGGGTCTTATCGTCTGCGCTAGTTGCACCCTTTGTTGGGTAATCATCTGTTGCTGCTACTGCAGATCCTTGCTTAAGTAGTGTTGCTCCTCCTTGACCGAATACAACTAGAGTGTTCTCTAGTGTACCTTCGGACATTTCAGTTGCAATCATAACCTCCATAGCAGACTTGAAAAGCTTTGCTGTATCTAGAAGTTGATCTACTGTTACTGAATCGTAAGTTGGATTGTAAGTGATCTGAAGACCATTGTTTGTAAATCCTACGTTACGAACATCTGAAGATGCATCGAGAGCTACTGCTGCTTTTGTTCTTGCTGTGAAAGAAATTCCACCAGTTGCTCTGTCTAAAAGGTTTTCCTTATATCCAGTTACTGTTGAATCGCTTGTTGAAATGTAGAGCGGTGAAGCTCCTACAAGAATATTTTTGGCTGAGTTAAATGCCATTATTTCGTACCTCCTGTTTTCAAAATATATATATATAGTTTTAAATCATTAAATCTTGGCTGGCTAGGCCCTTCCCTCTATGTACAATAATAGAGTATAATGCGCCCAAAGGCAAATTAAAGGAATCGGCCTACTGTGTCTATGTGCCTTGCGTATTTAACCTCAAGAATCACATCTGCGGACAAGAATCCTGCCAATTCTTCTGATGGAGCCGTTGGAGAAATGTCTGCCACGTATATACTAAAGAATTTAAATTTGTTGGATATGCCAGAGTAGGCATTTGCATCTCTAGCGGATTCGTCCATTCTTCTAAATAGGTCAGTCATTAAGTTTCTAATTTCATTAATCTCTGAAACATCTGTTGAATATATAGTAAACAGAATCTGCTCACAGCATATCGCCCAATTTTCTTCATACGACAACCCTATCTTGTCATAGACTATATGCTTCTTCCCGCTCAAAAACTGGTTCATCTCTGGGGATTGCTGGACAGGAATAATTGGAACAATCTCTTGTCCTATATTATCTGAATAATAATCGGTATCTGTAAAAATATCATTAGACTTTAATTGGCTCCAAAGGAACTTTCTTAAATCGATCATTACGTCTGCCTTATAATCTGTCATACTGCACCTCCAAATGCTGCTTCTACTGCTGAGTCCGCCTGCATCTTTAATGTATTAGGGCTAAATGAGTACTTAACCTTTCTTACATTTGATGGAACTCTCATTGCCTTAGTTAATGATGAATTAAATATTTGTTGGAATCCCGATTTTTTAATTGCTGAATTTACTAAATTCCCTGTAAAGAATTGTGCGTAAGCTATCTGGAATCTTCCAGTTGCTTTGCCTCCTCCAGGCCTTGTAACGGTCACAGAAGCCCCTTTAGGCATATATACTACTCCAGTGCTAGTTTCAAATACTAAGCGCTCTGCGTACCTTGGGCGGATTGTTAGAGGCATTCCAGCTTCCATTACGGATGCTTTACTTGTAAATACATGTTTTCTCTTTGAAAATTCATTAGGAACTGCTAATTTAGAAAGTAAAAATTTAGATCCTATTTTAAATGATAATCCGTCTGTAGACAATACGTTTATCTTAAATAATCTGGCGCTTTTGTTTCCAGTCTTATTCCATTCATAGACGTGGTGAAGGGATTTTGGATTCATTCTTGCTTGTGAGTCTACGTAAAGCCCAAAATCTTCTTCTATCTGTTTAAATATAACTGATTGAAATTTCTTCTCAAATGCCTTGCTTGTTGTTAGCTTAGCCACAACTTGAGCGTGATAATACACTGCTGCTGAAATTTGGGCAACCGTGCTGTCTTTTAAAACTTTGCCAGAAGTACCAGACATGCCCTTTTGCAATCCGCTGGCTGCTGTAACTAGTAATGAGCTATTGTCCAATTGTCTGATTGTCCGATCTCTTGACGGTAGAGTTGTATCCTACTATCCCGCCTAGCGGATCCGTCATTGGTGTTGTTCCCATTACTTCAAAAACTGTAGGGGTATTGGTAGGAAAATTTAGTTCTTCCCATATAACGGTTCCCTCGTAGTCTCTGATGTTGGTTACTTTTTCTCTTAATGTTATTTTCTCTGATGTTCTAATTTGCAAGTTTTCTTCATTTTTATATTTATTAGAAAATACTTGCTTGTCGCCCGAAATGGTTGAAGAAGAATTACTTATATTACCCTTTGCGCTACATGATACAGTTCTGTCAAACTGCCAGTCTTTTTTTATTGACCCCGTATCTGGGTCTTGAAAATCAAATGGCTTATAGACATCCATATACATGTTGAGGATGGAGTCAACAAGATCATACATTAGATAACTACCATTTTATTGATAACATACGGCAGAAGCAGCTGATCTGCATAGAGATTGCCAGTTCCTGAATATGTACCAGAGTTGTACTCAAATTGCCAGTCAAATGTCTTTATAGACTTCATGTACTTATTACGCCAAACCTTATCCTTTGAAAAATAATCTTTCATTAGTTCAATACATGCAAGATCAACTTCATCAGGAACTTCTTCCCAGCCAAACTTACCCTGTACTCTATAGGTTGATCCGCTTGAAAACACTCCATTATAGTTGTCATTTATTGGAGGTGGCACCATGCCGTTTGCTGTATACACAGTATTGTCAAGCATATTTGCTCTATTTATTCTTATTCCAAATCCACTCTCTGAAATAATTGTGTTGTAGTTCCAGTTATTAACGTTAGTTAATGTATTTACAAGCAGGATGTCATTTTGATACAGCTCATGAAGTTCTGATAATTTATAAGGAAGTGGCAAAACATCAGAGCCTGATCCGTATGCTATCTGAACATCGTCATACAAATAGAATTGTTGGCATGTGTAGGCTTCAATTAACTTTCTAGCATACCTTTCAGCACTGCATAATTCAAAATATGATTTAGAATTAGGATCTGAAAAATCAGACCCCAACCCTAAAGAATCAATTGCTTGGCTTAGATCTGTATATGGAGTCTGAACATAAATCTTATGATTTTTTTCTGTAGACACCGCACCAACTGCATATGACCAATTTAGTCTAAGCTGTCTTTGTCTATTTGTATAAGTCACTGGAATATATACAACATATGTGCCCGCATCTACTTCAGATTTTATGGGTACTAGTGTTGCAAGTATTGTTCCAGGATTAATAGCTGGAGATATTGCTGGATCTTCTGTGATGTCATATAACCGAACAACAGGAAGGCTGTCTGAATCAGTTAGCTGTCCCTGCCAAAATACTTTGTGTGTTACTGGTGAATTTGAACCTACTAGAATTTCCATTTAATAAAGGTTAAGCGTAGTACTCCTGAACTTCCTTTGGAGTTGCTAAGCGGAAACCTTCCTCCTTGTCAAAAATTTCTTGAGCGTCATCAGATGTCATTGCGACAAAAGGATGCTCCTTTGTGAACGTAAAACCAAGAATATCATATCTGTGATTCTCTCTAGTCATTCTGACTAGCATAGTGTTTTCTGGCTGAGAATCTAGATTAAATCTTGGAAGGATTTCTTCGGCATCTTCGCTAAATTCATCCGCCGACTTCTTGATATCCTCAACAGTCTTTTGGTAAACAGACCAGGTTACTCCCTCTTCGGCAAGAGCGGCAACAATATCGGCCTTGTTCTTTAGTCCATCAGTATCAACTGCAAAGTCCTCTGCAACTTTTCTGAGTTCTGCTACTTTCAATGTCTCAAATGACATATATTCTCCTTTGTTAGGTTCTTCAATTATAGCATTGTTAAATTAAAATGAAAAGCCCCCAAAATTAATTGGGGGCCTTTCGGGGGCTAATTCTTAATTAATTAAGAAGCAACCTTAACGTTCTTTACGACTACCCAAGCATCAGCTTGTTCAATCTGGACGCCAACACGAGTATACATTGTGTACTCGATTGAGTCCTTACGTGGCCAGAAGAAACGGTAAACAGTTACATCACGCTTGATTCCAATAACTACGTTATTTGGGAATGACAAGTGGATATCTCCATGTGAACCAGAGGCTCCTGAGTGTGTTCCAGTCTGTGTCTCATTAAGAAGTGGTACTTCAACAATCGGAATACCGAATGCGAATGGTGCCACATATCCTGCAGGTCCACCTAGTGGTGCAACTCCTCCACGGATTACGCTTGAAGCGATATCTTGTGGGATTGTCTGATTTGTTCCAATGCTGTTAGCATATAGGAAATCCTGAATCAAGTTTGATCCAGCAAGGAAGCGAAGGTCTCCACGACGTTGCTTGTACTTACGTGGCATAGCCTTAAGTGCCTTGTTGAATACTTCACGTGATACTGCGGCTCCAGCTGCGTCTACGACACGACCTGATGCCTTTGCCTTCTTTACAACGCCATCGAATGACTTGTAAAGAGCGTCTCCTGTTAGAGATGTATCACCGTTAAGAATAACATCTTCGATGTCATTTCCTGCTTGTGTTGCCATCAAACGTGCAATGTGATCTTCTAGATCTGCACCTTCGATGTTATCTTCTAGAGACTCTGTTGAAAGCTCCCAGTCCATGCGGAGTTTCTTTGTTGTTAAAGAGATTTTTGAGAAAGTTACACCACTGTTTGCTGCGGTGTTGTCTGCCTCGGTTGCAAGCTTCATAAGCTTCTCACCAACGGACATACGGTCAATCTCGGCTGTGTCTGACTTCATACGAACTGTACGTGCGACCTTACCGATAACGGTTGCGTCGAACATATAATCAAGGAAGCGAGCAGACTGTTCTGGGTTAAGAAGTCCACCGTTGCCATTTTCTGACGCTACGTGTACTCCTGTTCCACCAGTTGTTGAACCGAATCCTGTTGATACCTGAGTACCAGCTGCTACGGCCTTTTCTAATGTTTCATTGCTCATTATTTTATACCTACCTTAGTTGAATATTTCGTTTACGGAACCGAGGAAAGAACCGTTCCATTTAGATTTTCTGATTGTTACTTCTTCTGATCGGCCAAGATCTGAAGACTTCTTAATTGCAGTCTCTGATTCTACTGCGTCGACACGCTTTTGTACACCATCAATCGTGCTCTTGATATTATTTACAGCGCTTGAAAG